TGTCCGTGTAAAAAGTTCACAAGCTTGATTTTGGAAACTTAGTCCCGATAGGACTCCGGTTAAATACTCACTATGCAAACGTACTGTTTTTATTCCATTGCCACCAAATCGATTTGTTAATAAATCTTTGGTGTCAGTGCGCATATAATTTATCAAGTTACCTATATGCGCACGCACGCAAGGAAACTTGCGTGTTTTCAGATACATTCTTTAACTATCGTTAGATGTATTTAGCTCGGTGTAACGTCGATTCGGGGAATCGCCGAGGTCGCAATTTTTACCATTTTATCGGTCTCAATTCGTTCGCTGTGCTACCTCATTTCTACCGAAAAAATGCCAAAAACCGCTCGCAACGACAAAAGCCCGTGTCCAAACGCATGGGCACGGGCAAAAGGTCAGCAACACTTTAAAACGTAAGATTATGAGCTTTATTCAGAAGTACTCGCAGGCTCAGCCTTCGGCTCTTCTTTTAGCTTCTCAGACTCTTTCTTCTCTTCAACCTTTACTTGATACTTAGAACGGAGCTCCTCGCTCATTTGGGCGTAATCGGCCAAATCGAAGTCTCCACGCTCGGTAGGTAGATCATCATCGAAATCTTGATCCTTGTCGGGATACTCACCGCTATTGGGGCCAGACGGAACAGGCATTCCCATAGCAAGACGGTAGATCAACTCACGAATCGTGTAAGCATCGGAAGGTTCTACTAAAACTTCCTCACTCACTTCCTCCTGAACCACTTTTTCAGGAAGATCAGTATAATTATAAGCGGTAATAAACATATTAAAATCATTAAAAGATAAAAAACGATCAAATTATCAATATCAAACATAATATTACAACATTGGAGTACCATACTTCGGCATCAAACGCAGAGCCTTGATATCTTGGTAAATCTGAACCCAATACTTATCATCAGAGGTCTCGGCGGTAGCGAAAACACGGTTACTCGGTTTACACTCAACAAATGTAGTATTTAAATTCGGTTTCTCTTCAAAAATACGATTCAAATGCCAAAACGCCATATTTCCACGAAAATCACCATGAACCTCATTCTGCGAATACTTATATTCAGCATAACGAGGGGTATAACCGAAGGTACCTTCATTAGCAGCATCAGACCCATTAAGATATAATTCCTCATTCTTAATCTCTTGTTCTCCAAGATGAGCGAACTCAGGGAAATAGAAATCCATATTGTCAAACTTACGAAAATCCTTCGGAACACCTTGCTGATATCCGGTACGAGGTCTAATAGACATAATACCCATAATGTAACCATGTTCCTCGAAATAACGAGTAAAACCATGATTCACGCCAGCGGAAATACCATGTCCGGCCATATTAGCTTGTGGACTGGTAGAATCAGTGGAAGACGTTTGAAGAACCTCGGAAACGGAAATAGGAGTACGACCACCTCCGAGGAACTGCGGACGCTGCAAACGGGCGTCAGAACTACGCACACCAAAGTGTGACAAGATCTGCTCAATATAACGAGAACCGGAACGAGCATTGCGCTCAAACCAACGTTGAAGGGCGTTCGAGGTACGAATATCGTTAATATTTACACCCATTTGATCAGTGTTTACCACAAAATTATCCGGTTCTATCAAAGCTTGACCTTTAATAGAGCCTATTTGTCCATAAGACAAAACAGAAGGAGCAGAATAAAGAACCTCAGAACCGGAAATTGGGTTACGATCAGGAAAAGTTGTTATCTTCTGAGCGGCAAAATCCTCTTTCATTTCTACTGGTATCTCTCCACCTCCATTAATCGGAACAGTAACCTCAGGGCCACGTTGTACCCAAGGAAGAGTCTTTTTCCCAAGTACGGCGATGAAGTTGCCAAAGAGAAGAATTAACCGGAAGTTGGTAATTGCCACCATCTAAAGTAAATTCTAACTCCGAAGTTAAATTCTGGTCCCTGTAATATTCATTATAGATCAAATGATACACACGAAAAGGAAGGGCGGATACTTTAAAACCAACAGGGGCTTTAACACCGTTAGGTGATTGAACTTGAAAAACAGCTTCACCAATTTGATTGAGCGAAGGCAAACCAAGATAATCCCACAAAGAACCATCACCAAAAGAATTATGAGCATGCATAGTATCCACGACAGAGGGAAAAGAATAAGTAGGAAAAACTGGCGAATCGGTGCCATCAACACCCTTCGTAATAAAGTCCTCCCATTTATTCCAAACAAGGCGATTCGGTACAAAGAAATAATGAGTAAACACATCTACACGATGCATCATAGGAGCTACAAGCGGAGCCAAACGAACCAACATTTCCGTATTGACACGGAACTTATCGCCGGGAACCACAGGCTTACACATAATCGGGATTAACTCACCAGCATTAACGGTAAGCTTATTCTCATAAGAAAGATTAAAAACGTTCCGTCTAGGACGTTTTAGTTTAATAGAATTAAAAATATTAGCCATTACTTTAATCTTAATTTTTCCTCGGCACGTCTCTCATAAGCCAACTTATTCTCTGTCTCAAGCTGGTCAGCTATATAACGTAACCGGGGACTTGTGTTAATATAATGATGCCATTCTTGTTGCATTTGATTGATAAAGAAAGCCTCACGAAGTTCTTTTAGGTATTCCTTCATATCGTCATCATAGAGCTTATCAGCATAGTAACGAGGCATAGCCATTCGCATACCATTGAAAGCCCGGACGTAATCACGGGGATGAAGACGATAGAAATCCAATATTTGCTCACGTAAAAAATGATAGCCAATTCCGGGCATCCGTGAACACATCATAAAAGGTTGATATTCCTTTATGCCTTTAAGAATCTCAGGAACCATACTTTTCTCATACATGTACTTCGTGACATAGGCGATCTCTTTCGTGGTAAGTGGGTGAGCTTGCACAAAACCATTCTTCCAACACTCGGCAAGAAGATCGCCACCATGCTTACCAGTAAAAGGAAAGCCGAACAATATCATGTGATAATGCGGACGGCCACCTTGGGAACCATATTCAGAGGTCAAGAAGTAACGCAAACGGTACTGATCATATTTCTTGCGAAGACGCTTCATAAACAACTGAATATCACGTTTAGATACAACGCCAACCGTAGTCTTGAACAAATCCTCACCGATCATAGCGGTAGGTATATGTTCATCATCATAGGTAAGGGTAACGAACAAAGAGAAGGGATACTCATCCGCTTCCGCTTGCAATCGGTAAACCCATGATTGACGCTTGTTTTTCCGACAGTTCACGCACCGACCGCAGGGAACAGCGCCACGGTCGGGTAAATGAATACGATGAAGACACTGCATAACTAACCTCTTCTAATGCGAGAAAAACGACCACGCCAACGAAGATACTGTTTATTGAAACGAGTATACCTGCGTTTACTAAACCTTTTCCTTATTCTCATGACTTTAACGCTTTAGGTGTATCATCATCCTTGCCAAAAATCGATTCTACAGCATCAATTAACGCCAAAGCGACTTTGATAAAAATTTTCCAGAACGGTTTCATAATCTTATACCTCCTCTACTTAAACGATAACTACGAATACGGCGTTTACGGGAACGACCGAGAAAACCTCTTCTTCTTCTTCTTCTTCTCATAATTGTAAATTATTTGGGATTAAACAAACGATCAAATGTCGCTCTATCACCAAGAGCGGTACCTAATCTTAATAATAAATCACGAATCATTGTAAGACTATTAGAACCTGTACCAAGCAATCTTTCCATTCTATAACGAAAAGCATTAATATCATTATCCTGTTGAAGTTGACGAACAGATTCCAAAGTTTTCAAATATTCTTCGCTACTCAACTTGATCTTATTATCAAACAAAGCCTTATCAAGCTCATATTGAACAACCTCACGATTAGCTTTCGTCCAGCCTTGAGCGGCACCAGCTTGTTTTTGATTCATATCGGCGATAGCAGAAGAAACGGAAACATCCTTAAGTTCCTTAGCCATACTCAGATCGAATTCGGAACGAGCAGTAGAAACGGCTACATTCGCTTGTCTCGTTGCCTCCGTAGCCGTTTGTTGACGAATAAGACCATTTTGCGCTTCCATATTATCAACTTGCGCTTTAGCAGTGCGATAAGCAAGAAACTGGGAAATAGCATCAGAAATGCCAAGATTCCAACCTCGGTAAGCTTGCATAGTCGGAGCGTTGAATTTAGCAGGTTCATATTGCGGAGCTGAACCAGCGCTATTACCAGTAACACCGTTGCCGTAGACAAGGTTAGGATTAAGCCCAGCGGCACGAATACGAGCCATTTGTTGAGTTGGAGAATTATATTCATTCTGCAAGTTCCACATGTTTAGAGAACGCTGATACGCTTTCTCATTTTCTTGTTGTTGCCATTGC